TTGCTACAGAAGCGTACAGGAATGTTAAAGTCGTGGATCAAAGAGTGCCACGACGACGAGAAGGTTAGAGGCAGGGTGATGACGCTCAAAACTGTGACGGGTCGTATGGCTCACAACAGTCCTAACATGGCTCAAGTTCCTGCATCTTACAGTCCCTACGGCAAAGAGTTTAGATCGCTGTGGACTATCTCTGATCCAGAAAAGTACAACCTAATAGGTACAGATGCTTCTGGATTAGAGCTACGCTGTCTTGCACATTACATGCGAGACAAAGCGTACATTAATGAAGTAGTAAATGGTGACGTACATACAGCCAACATGAAGATGGCAGGGCTAACCAATAGAGACCAAGCAAAGACATTTATCTACGCATTTCTATATGGTGCTGGTGCTGCCAAGATTGGTAAGGTTGTTGGTGGCGGGTCTGCACAGGGAAAAGAACTTATAGAAAGGTTCTTAGGTAATATGCCAGCCCTTAAAAGACTACGCAACCAAGTCACTGAGGCTGCAAGAGAAGGTTCTATCTTAGGTCTGGATGGTAGACATCTAAAAATTAGATCAGAACATGCTGCACTAAATACTTTACTGCAAGGTGCAGGAGCAATCATTTGTAAAGAATGGTTAGTTCAAATAACTAGGATAATAAATGCAAGAGGGGTAGACGCTAAACTTGTTGCATCTATTCACGATGAGTATCAGTTTGAAGTTAGTATAAAAGATACTCTTAATTTCTGTAGAATAACTAAAGAGGCTATCTTAGATACGTCTCGTAACCTAGCTGTTGTGTGTCCACTCGACGCGCAGTATAAAGTAGGCAAGACATGGGCAGAGACGCATTAAACTTATTGACATCTTTGCTTACTTGTAGTATCATACATAAATCAAACACAATGGAGAATAACATGACAAAATCAGTAGATAACAAAATCCTTCGTGCCTTGAAGAAGGGCATGAGAGTAACCCGTAAGACGGCTATTGAAAGAGGCTGGTGTGAGAACCTTACCGCCGCTATCTCTCG